GCCTACTTATACTAGCCGCTCATTAGCTCATCAAATGCACGGTCAACATCGCTCTTACCGTTGGCGGGACCATATTTGGCTGTCTCAGACGAACGACTTTCTGCGGAACCATCGTTTGAAAGTTGTTCATCGAGGATGGCATCGACCTGAGCAGACGACAAACGCTCAAAAAGAGAGTCAAAGTCTGGCATGCGATCAAGAAGGGCAGGGATCGCTTCAGGGTCGTCCAGAAGGGTGGACGTGTTACGACGCATCTTGAGACTCGTCTGGGGGTAGGCACCCGGTTTAGTGGGCTTGGTGTATGTCAGAGTAATGTCGGTGCCTTCATCAGCGTCTGTGATGTCGCCATACTCCGGATCGAGGATGTAGCCGAGAAGCAATTCGTATGCGGTCTTACCGTAGCCGTATACCTTGATTCCCTCGTCCTCGCGACCACGAACTACAACTGGTGAGAAGTAGCGGGTGCGAACGAAAAGGGACTTGGCGAGCTTCTTGCTCTCCTCGTCGTTGTTGTCAACTCCCTCTCGCCAAAGTGAGGAAGCAAATTCACAAATTGGGCAGTGCTCTCCAAAGTTACGCTTGGGGCAAAGCACGCCACCCTTGTGATTTCCTACATTGTAGTGGAAAAACATTTCCTTGAGCGGATCGCCGTCGTTACTTGGCACGATCCGAATATCAGTATCGCCCTCATCGGGCTTGAACCACGGAGAGTTTCCGTTGTCCTTGTTTCCTTCTCCGCGAAGGGTTGCGAGCTTACGTCGCATAAGTTCCATATCAATTGGCATTATCTATTTTCTCCTTTTTCTGTTTAGATAAAGTATACTAAGCGTTCCTTAGTATCTAATGTAACACACTTGACTTAGCCTGTCAAGAGTTTTCTTGTATTGCGTTCGTTCTGGCCACGCAAAAGCCAAAGTCTCTACCCGATGGGGTCTCGTAAATAGCATATGACACATTTCTGAAAGCGTTCCTCGGCTTTTCTTTAAGAATGTCCACATAGCGTTTGTGAAGAGAGCCATCATTTGCAAGTTTTTCCTCATTTATACATAAATAATAGCACACCTCACGGGGGATGTCAAGCTCAAAAAACCACTTTTCTTGAAGTTTCTGCATATCAACCATACCCAAGGTTCTAATTCGACAAACCTCAGAGGGAGTCGTGGTGATTCCGATTTCTGGCTCGTTGTGATTGAAGTAATTAATATAATGTACGCTCGACTTAATCAAGCTATTCAACGACTGATAGTATTGCTTAACTGGTACTGATGCTAGCGTCTCTTCCATCTTCAAATTGGAAATCAAAGTGATGCTATTCAGAAGGCCAGAGCGTGCATACTCTTGAAGTATTCCAAAGGCTGCGTTCTCCATCAAGCGAGGCACACCCGAAAGCAACTCTGTATCTGGCTTCACATAGAACAAGTCTATCTTTTTGTCCTTGATCTGTTCCAGAATACCGAGAGAATAGTTGCTGCTCATTGTTGAGCCAATGACAAAAAACTGAACATGGTCATCGACAGCACTAAAGAACTTGGACATGTCTGGGATATCCCTCTCGCACTCTTCGGGGGTTGCTTGAGTCTTAAGTTTGAAGTTATACTTCGACGTACGCTTTACCTTGTCGTTAATGCAATATACATTATACTGTGGCAGTTCCTTGAACATGGTCGCTATGTTGGAGCCTCCGGTGCCCAAACCAATGATGGAGATCATACTTTCAACTCCTCCAACTCTAGGTAATTCTTGCCAGCGCGGAGATTAGCAGAGAAATCATCAACTTCAAAAATCTGTTTCATTTCTTTTAAGTGCTCCCGGTCCTCATCACAAAAGTCAATCACAATCTCATCATGGACTATGTGAGACACAAAAGACTTCTTGCCCTCAAGAAATCTATCAATCTCGACCGCTCGACTCATCACTCGATCAGAGGTTGAACTCTGAATGAGGTAATTGAGTGCGCGACGCTCATCAACTTTGATCTTTCTCTTGTATGGTGTACTAATATAATCCCCATCGTACCATTTGTCAAGCACTTTTTTACGATCATAATACTTTGTTTCGATAGCGTCCGAATCAGGGTTATAAAGCCATGCAAAGAAGAGCGTCTTGGCGGTATCTCGGTCGACGTCTTGATTAAATAAGTGCTTAACATTCCAGCTGTGGATGTCGGTCTTGGGCTGATCATATCCAGAGAGATGGAGCAGCGTTCTGACCTCCGCCCCGTTGTAATCCAATGACACGAACCAGTCGTTATGCGGCTTCACAAGCTTCCGAAATTCTTTCTTGAGTGTCAGTATAGGAAACGAATTTCGACGTGTAGTAAGGCGCCCTGTGACGGTCCCGAAGAGGTTGTAGTCGATATAATAATGACTCTTCATAAGCTCATTGGCCTTGCGCCTGCCAACGGTGCTATGATACAGCTGTCGACAACCTTCCTTATTCAGGTTCAGGTTCTGGTATTTAATCTTGTGGATCAGCTTCTGAAAGCCATCGAGCATGTCATAGTTTTCCGGGCGCTCTGTGTTGGCGAACACGTGCTCGGTGATCTTATTCTTAACGTCGCAGAAGTCTTCCAAAAAGGTTGAGGGCACAAGATCAAAAAAGCAGTGTTCCCGAAGATCAATCTTACCAATCTCAAATGCCCGACGGTATGCCGCGAAGCGCTTCTGGCATCGTTGCCAATCTTCCTTCAGTTCATCCGGGCAGCTTTGCTCCAGTGTGCCACCGCCGGCATAAATCCAAGCGTACTCCACGGCCGGATCTTTAATCGATCCTGTGTATTTCCATGTTTTAGTCAGACCTGTGGGGATGGTGTCGAAGTGCAAGCTACCGTCAGCGTAGACTCCCACACATTCGCTCTTGTCATCCAGAGTTTGAAAAAGCACTTACCTCTCCTGCGGGATACTGCCATAAGCCTCGTATGCATCGCGTTCGGAGGCGTCAGCCTCCTTCTGCTCGTCAGCTAACTTGGCATAGTTAACATAATAACTCAAAGAGCCAGAATAGTCAAATGGTTTATTTAAAATTCTTTCGAACTTGCCAATGGCAATGCTAAGACCGCGTAACCTAGCCATCTCTACGGTGTCGTCAATAAGAAGGTGTTTCTCGTTTTCTGTATACATGCTTTCTTCCTCTAAAAATCGCATATTGCAGTAAAGTGATAGAAATCGTTCGAACCCCAACTCTTCCTTGAGTCGCTTGCGAGAGTTATATTGAGCCGGAGTTCGTTGTCGCATTACTGCATTGCCCCCACACTCTTCACTATGAAGAATGACTTCGGGCTTCACCTTGTTGTACATGTTGAGCAATTGCTTGTCCAGCGTAGAAGCAGCAACAGGGGCAACAGGAGCATAGCACATGGATAACACCTTATCTGTGGTGTCCATGCCGTACTTGGCAGCATACTGGAGCATTGCCGATGAGCCGATGTCCGCAACTAGACGCCAAGGGACATTCATGTCAATCATAAATCCATATGTGGCTGCGGCATTGGCGAAAAAATCCCAGTTCCTGCTTTTTAAAAACTGAGCTACTTTAGCCTCGTCGTCTGAAGCGTCTGAATTGGCCACTTCAATGACAAGTCCAGAAACTGTAATTGGGCAACGACGACTCTTAACAAACCCGGGGTAAGTCACGGGCGATGAAATGCCCGTTAATGTTACCGACTCAACAATTACCTTTTCAAATTGTTCAAAGTTTTCTATCTGATTTAAGGGGTCGGAATTGGCATTAACCTTGAGAAGGGCTATGTATCGACTCATATATTGTTGGTATGCCAATTTAGGATCTTCAAAAGCTCGATATACCTTAAGTTGAGAAAGAAATGGATCCGTATTGTCTATCTTTCCCATCATGGCGCACTTGGCAAACTGTTGTGCCATGGCATTAAAGGCATCCACTACAAAATGCATTGCGCGCATGTTCTGTTCTTGAGATTGTGCGCTAGAGATCGCCTTAAGGTGGCGTTTTTGGTGCGTCTGTTTCATGGCCATCGGCACGAAATCGCGGTCTACGCGCCCATAAAGAAACTTTTCGGCCATAAAAGCAGTCACTGCGGATGTTGAACCATCCGGATATCCGGATGCCTGTGGCAATAGAGCTTCATCTCTATACTTTATTCTCTTGTTAAAAAGTGCGCGGGCGCCCTCTGTGTTCCCTTTGGCGTGTTCTGCTGACATATCTTTTTTTGCCCTCTCTCTTCTAATTAGCTTTCTTTCTATTTCTTTGTTGTGCCATCATCTTTGCCCTTTGAATCACTAAAAAACGATCCAAACCAGTCACTGAATGGTTGCTCTTGCGACTTGCTCTTTCGATCACCATCGCTATAGCACTTACTTTTCTTTTTGGTTGGCTTCTCGTCTGCTTTGCCCTTCTCTTCAATGTGTTTGTCCACTTCAGCTACCCATTTCGCCGTTATCTCAGTCTCAGCCATTCCTGCACCGAGAGTGTGTGAGGAGCGTATGATCATATAATAACCACCGACGCCCATCCTTGTCAAGTCTGTTGAGACAGCGCCGGGATCAAAGCCGCGTGGTTCTATATAAATATAACTTCCGGGGAAGGCGTTAACATCCAAATAAGTTTTAATCTTTGCGTCATATAGCACGCGCAACTGGGCAAGGCCATCATACCCCTCTTGCTCAAACCGCACCTCGGCAAGACCCGGGGAATCAGTCTTCTCCAATTGAATAGTTTTTACAATTCCTCGGTCCTTTCCGATTTGATAGTGCCAAAGCCCTCGGTCGTGATCGCCCAAAATCTCTACCCCATTGTCATCATAACATTTGTGCTTCATGCCGCCTTTGCAGCCGCGCATAATGTCTGTTGGCTGTGTACGAGCCGCAAAGAAAATCAAAAAGTTAGTTTCATCTTTAATGTCCTTGCTGGAAACCGGGCTTCCTCGCTCGCCATATACGTCGAGAATAGGCAGCTGTTCACCGCTGTAGTTTGTGATGTCCAAGCGGGAGGCGTTGCCCATCGCAGCCGTAATATTGTCCAAGGGGGCCTTTTTCTTATATGAAGTAATTGAAGATTGTGATACTCTTGTCTTTTGTTTAGCCCTGTTGCCATAGCAAGTGTCATTGTTAAGAAAGTCGCGAATAAGTTCATTAAAAAAGTCATTTAAAAATTTAGGGAGAGGGTATGCTTGTCGATCAGTCTTCAAAACTTTGGTTGTCAAAAATTCCATAAAGTACTTAGCCGAGATAGGAATATCGCCAAAGTTTACAAAAAAGGATTCCATCACTTTGCCTTCCTTGTTGGAATTAATAAGCTCTACAGGACCCAACGCTAATCGAAATCTCGCAAAATTTTCAGCATAGCGTGTATAGTCTACGGCCTCCTGCTCCATTAGCTCAGTGTATAGTTTATATTTTTTGTGATTCCTAATGCCATCCGGAAGCCCTTTGAGCGTGGTCCCTATGTTTTCTAGCATCACATCCATCAAATCGGACACATAGAAAAACGCTACTGTCTGTAGGGGGTTTAAGGCATTCTCTACTTCGGTGGCAGTCGGCGTTTTACCTGTTGAGCCAGACTTTGCTTTGGAGTCATCGCCGGGATCGGCCGGATCGGTAGTCTTTTTATTCTGCGTCGCCTCTTTGGCCGCTGCATCGACGGCCGCATTGATACTGTTGCCCACGGCGTCTGTTTTACTAGCAGTGCCGACAATCTGACTTGCGTCTGCCTTGCGCATATCCTCAGCAAACTTTTGTAAAAGCTTGCCATCTAATTGCTTTAAAGGCCCCCCTTGTCTATATTTGGTCAACTCCTCCAATGGCACTTCCATAAATCTCATCTTCTTTTTCTTGAGCATGCTATTCATAAGATATCTAAAGTTGCGAACTTTTTCTCGTTCAATCTGTTTTGTTTCACTTTCAGAGTTTTTAATCTCATTAACCTCTTTACTATTGCAATCTTCACTTAGTTGTTTGTATCTAGATTTACGAATCACCTGCTTAACGGCGATTACTGGATCTGTGAATATATTAAAGCTCGGGGCATCGAAAAAATCTTCCACATATGCCAAGTAGTTTAAGGTAAACTTAACGCGACCCATCTCATCAATGTCAAACGTATGAACTGTTGGGGTTAAATTCAAAGTAATGCACGAATCATATATCGCGTCAAGAATATTGGGCGTAATGCGGCCATCCGTAGCTGTGGCCCAAGTGTTTCTCGCGGTCTTCGTTGACTTGGCTGACGGGTTCGCCCAGCCAATAACCGCCTTAAGGCGAAAAGTGAGCTTGTCCATATTCTTCTGAACCACTTCTCTTTGTTGCGGGTTGATCTTGTTCATGTCACGTGTGGCGCCATCTGGATCCCATGTTTTCATGGCCAAGTCAATGTAGCGATAAGGGACTGGCTTACCCGGTGGTGCATAAGGAGCATTCTTAGATGGATCAACGGTGCCATTTCGATCCCGCAGCAACTCTGAGAAGTTGTTCGCGTGAATCACAAGCTTAGCTTTAATACTCTTTTTGATCGCGTAAGGGTTGTTTGCTTCATATGAGAAATTGAAGCTTGATATACCAACTCCATGGCCACGATTAGCTTTATTGGTCAAAAGATCCTTGGCATCCTCAACACTATAGTGAGAGTCAAATTTGATCTCCACCTGTCTCTCATTTTTGCCGGTCTCATCAGCCACCACCTTATACAATCTAATCATCGGCTGCAGGGAACTAAGTGCCGCCGATGGCATTTCAAAAAATTCTTCCTTGTGGGCATTCTGTGTTAGCTTGTTGATGAGCCCAAATGGATCTCCCTGCAGGAGGACACAAGCATTACCTTCGGGTGTGTTATTCGGCTTGGCTTTCGGAACTTGAGCCTCAAGATTCTTCTTAATCATGGAGAGCGCCTGCACATTTGATAACAAAAAGCACTGCTCTTTAAATTTGATGTTATCTACTCGGGAATAGGCTGCGATTTTCTTGCCCGTCTGTGCTGCGGCAGCTTCAGTCTCGGCAACAATATCTTTCGCATATGTAGCCTTAGCCAGCAAAGTATTATTGTACCACTTAGACTGTTTATCTCGTATGCTCTTATTTATAGATCTCCCTAAAGAAGACCCATAAACCTTTCCTGTGACGTCAGCTAGCCAATTTTGGAAGGAAGCATAATCATATTTAGAAGGATCGCAGGGATCAAATCCATATTCTTCGAAGGTCGCTACCGATGACTTTCCGTATGTGTCCTCACCGGCGTCGCTACTGTCTTTCTGAGATAACGTGTCTATCAGGGCATACATACTACCCTCTTCGTCGTATTTACTTTGAAGATTCTGCCATGCATATTCATCGTCTGCTATCTCAGGCGTGTGCGGGCCAAGAATTTCAATCATTGCCTTTGAACTGCATCCCCCATACACTATCTCCGGAGTAAGATATTTGCTTAATTCCGTATTTGTGGTTTTCCATGCCTCTTTTGCAACGTCTGTTCCGTGTTTATCGCCCGTCCATAATTCAAAGCTCGTATGTGTTTCAGGGTCATACTGTGGATCTGATTCCTCGTCAATGGCCCCACCTTCTCTGGTATTTGCGTCGAAGACCGCTGCTGCAGCGGTGCTTATTTCCTGCTCGATGGTGGTTGTGGCGGTGACCGCGAGGTCGCGATCAGTCAGCGCGTACTCTTGCAAACTAAGCAAAAACGCATGCGAATCCTTGCTCATTCTACACCCCCAACGCCGGTAGCGCCTCTTCTAAGTTAAGGGGAATATAAATGACGGCTCCTGTTTTTATTTGAGATTCCATACAGTAGCCATTCCACCACGCAATAACCCACCAATATCGTGTATCTCCATAGTATTGGTGAGCAAGATTATACAACCGATCACCATACTTCCAGATGTGAGTATTTGTCACTGTGCTGGCGCGTTGGCTAACTGTAGGGTTGGCCAAAGGAAATGTCGCGTACTGCTCAACTTCTTTTAAATCACGCGACTTGCGCAATGGCTCATAGTATTCGGTATTGTTGAATATTTTTCGTGATTTGTTGTATCTTGAAGGCATAAATGTTTTCTCTTGTTTTTAGGTCTGGGGATCCCAAACGACATGTCGCCGACGGCTGCCGGCGTGGTGACCAATCGAAGGTTTCCGGCCGCCTTTCCAGTTATCGGTCAGACCATCCCCTGCAGTCTCAAGCCCATCAACAGCAGCAACTGCTGAATCTTGAGCAGCCTGCGTTGCTGCGGGCTCAGGCTCTGCTGCGGCTGCTGCTTCTGCTGCGGTCGTTGTTCCTCCATCGCCTGTTGGGAGTGGTGCATCGGCATCGCCGCCGGTGGCATTTGCTGAGCCAGAAGTTGCGGTTGCTGGTGCATTTGCGGTGCTAGAAAGCTGTGCCCCATACGGAAAGTTTGGTGCAGCGAACTCTGGGGTGGCACTTCCGTCTTTGCCAATCCACCCTACTGTGTGCTCATGAATCGGGGAAAAGTCAATGATAATTTCAATACCCTTCGACATCAAAGCTTCCAAAGCCTCCCCGCTCCCTTTCTGAATGGAGCCGATGTCTAAATTGTCTAAATTGTGGTTGATCGTGCAATTTGTAATGACCCCTAACAAACCTTGGGACGCATCGTTAGAAGACTTATAGTCAGCATACGTGCTACTCGGTGTTTTTGTGTTGGTGCCGGCGGCGCTGTCCACTTTCTGAAGAAGGTTGGCGAACTTTAAGCGTACTAATGGCGATTGTGCGATGGTCGTAGCGCTCTGTACTTCCGTATACATTGGATATAAAAATTGTACAAGCTGTTGGGCCTTGGCTAAGTTTTGGTAAGCCTCTCCGGCCGATGCAGCAGGCACCATAAACCCCAAAGCAATCTTGCGCTGGGTGTTCTTGAACATGTAGATGGGATCTGCGCGGCCGTAAACGGTTTCGCCTGCCCAATCAGATGAGTAGGTCTCGTTAAACGTGTTAATGAAGGCTTTAAAGAACAATTCCTTGCCAGATGGCATGTGCATAAAGGAGATAACCATCCCCCGGTTTGCAAGAGCATCTGAGCCATCAACAACGTTGCTATTGGATGGAGCACTATACTCTTTGTAATTAAAGCTTTTTGGATCTGTGCCCATTTTTTATCTCCCTGTTGATAATTAGCTGTTAACCACTTTTACTTCGTTGCCGACGGTTTCAATGATAAACTTCTGTAGCGTATCGCCTGTGTCACCCAGTTTAATGATTAGCGGTGTCCGCGTTGTGGTGGTTCCCCCACCACCTGCAGCCGGCTGAGCAGCAGTGGCCTGCATCGCCGCTGTTACGCCACCCCCTACTGCACCGGCTACCATCATGGGCAACATCAAAGCTGGGCCCATAGTAGCCCCGACAACGGCCGTTGTGGCCAGAACAGTTTCCAGTGCTATCGTTTTCTTCATGTCCATCTCATCGATGGTTTTAGCCATATCAGACAGCGCCTCTGTTACCGCATAGATGGAGGCTACTTCAAAGTCTGTAAATGCGGTCATAAATCCGGTGACTTGCTCAAGCTTTTTAAAATTCATGAATTTCAAGGCTATGGTCAGACCGCCGAGTGCTAGCCCGATGGCAGCAATGCCGAGGGCAGCGGCGTATCCCAGCCCAGCGCCCAGATACAGAACTCCAAAAAGAACCGCCGTTGCTGCAACCTTCTCAAGATCGATGTGCTGGAACATCTTTGCAAATCCCTCTGCCATATATCCAATACCGGCGGCTGCGAGAGCCACGCCTACGCCCATCATCATAAACGCCGCAGCGACACCCATGATCCCTAATATTTGTGGTCCGCTTGCCAATACGCCAATTAGAACAATGATTGCCATAACAGTACCCAAAGCAACCCCTAGAAAAATAAGGGAATTGCTAAAAGCATCTAGTTCGTTTGAATCCAGATTGCTAACTGATTCTGCCAAATTCGCCATTCCTGTGGCGGCGAAGTAGACGCCGGCGCCGATCATCAATATCGCAGCGCCGAATGCTATAAGAGCGGGTCCCATGCCGGCTTTGGCTTTTCCTGCCTTCTTCATGGCACCCGAATTAGTGCCTAGAGCGGTAGAATTAACACCCAAAGCAGTTGAGTTTGCACCGAGAGCGGTTGTATCGGCGGCTAACGCAGCCGTATGCTTAGTTTTGGCTGCGGAATTTAACGCGGTCTGTTGACTGTCCGTAACTGTGGCGGCTGTGCTAAGGATCTTTCCAGCTTTCGAAGCCATCTCAACAAGAGTCAAGGCGATAGAAATAGTTTTGTAAATACCATATACACCAATCAAGACTTGTATAACTCTTCTATTCTCGATCAGCCCTCCTGTCAACGTGCTTAAGCCCTGATACAGTCCAAGAGCGGCAGTACCCATCTCAACTAAAATGTTCTTAAATGAGTCCATCACACTTTGTGCTTCTGCTGCTCGTCTTTTTTGTTCTCTAATTTCTTCCGAACTTTGATTGGCGGCGCCGGCAAGGTTGTCCATGTCGCCGGCAAGAACGAGAGCTAAATCACTCACATCACTCAGCCCTAATGACTCTGCATAAAACTGCTTTTGGTAATATGACATGTCATCAAAGGTTAATCCTGCGTCAAGAATAGAGTCGCGAATCATACCAAAGCGCTCTGCGGGATCGGTTGCCATCATCAAATCCATAGCGTTGACCATGTTGCCACCTAGCGCAGCATTAAGTTTTCCGGCCTGCTCAGCGGCGCCTTCGAATGTATCAAACTTATTTGTAATCGCCAATACTTTCTCCATTTCCATTCCTGTAATCTTTTGAATGTGAGCCAGATCTTTGAAAGCTTTCACGCCCTGCGCACCAAACTTGGCGAACTGGTGACCGGATTTTGCAAATTGAGCGGCAAACTCTGTCTGATCACGACCCAACATGCGGGCTGTTGCCGCTAGCTCGCCTTGAGTTTGAATGGCTTGAGTGGCGCCTTGATTAAAAAACTTGGTACTATTTTGAATGCCCTGCGCAAAGTCACCGTATGCCACGCCAAGCTCGCCGGCGAGAGCAGCAGAATGCACTAAAGCATCTTGCTCGTTTTTGGTCATCAATGTAAAATCGGTAGTGGTCTTAATTAAAGCATTCTGCGCTTCGGCGGCGTCTTTGACCGTTACTCCGTATGCAGACAGGGCTTGTGTTGTTTGTGTGATTCGTGTCTCGTAATCATCACCCAGCTGCATAGTGCGCCGGAAGTCTGAGAATACCTCTTCGGCTTCTTTCATGGTTTCTACCATTAATCCAAAGGTTTTTGTCAAGATGGCATCGCCGGCAGCACTGGCTTTATTTATAGCATACTGCATTTTATGCTGACTATCTAGGACAACAAGCATATCAGCTGCAATCTTTTTACTTTTGGCTAAAAGCGGCGAGCCTTGGATAATTTCTTTGTTAAATTTCCTCTTTGCTGCGAGGAGATCCGAGGTGATGCTTAGCGTCTTGTCAAGCTCTTCTTTAGTGCCGCCAGCGGCCTTGTAAGCCTCTTGCTCTTCCTCGGTCAATTCTTTTTGAGAAATAAGTTTTTGTCGGATATTCTCCAACATCAATTCATCTCTTTCTAGACGAATTTGTTGGAGGGCGCGATGGCGTTCAGCCGATGCATACCTTTCATTGTCTGTTGCAAGGGCTCTTTCTAATATTTCTATTTCGCCCTTAAGATCGTCAAGCCTCTTGGACTGGTACTTATCTTGCTCTTTCATCAAGCCGATAATTAGTTCTAGCTCTTTCCGTCGCTTCTTGTCTTCTTCAGTAAGTTCTTCGGATTTAGCTTTAAGCTTGTCTAATTCTTCTTGAGCCTCTCTTATTTCTTCAGGCGAATATTTATTGTCGTCAGCCACAGGGGTGCCCTCTTTTCCTAAAAATAATTAGTTATGTACCAAAAAAGGTAAGGCTTTTAAACCTTACCCTTTAGCGCCGGGCCACCCCGGAGGGGCTCCCGGCTGATTATGCGCCGATAAAGTCTGCGTGTTTGCACCGCCGCGACCCTTAGACGCCTTTTCAACTGCTTCAGCCTCTTCTTTCAATTGTTTCATAAGCCGCTTAACAAACCACTCACGCAATGCAATCGGAAGATTGTAAGCCTCGTAGAATGACCAGCCTCCTGAGTATTTCAGAAAGAAGAACTGCTCATATATGTGCTCCGAGTACTCATCGGTCAGGCCAAAAAAAGTCCGCCGTAAGCGGCACCTCCAATTCCTGCTCATAATCACATTCGTTGCACTCAAAATGCTGGTTCATGTCCAAGTTCGGCGCTGCCAGTTTAAAGGCAAGCCGAAGGTGACGAGCATCCTGCGACGGCATGTTCTCTACAAGATAATTGATCGATTTTTGTGTTTCATCGCCATTAACTGAGTTGATAATGAGCTTAAGTTGGCGTGTTACCGCATTCTCATCTCGGCGGTTTTTACGAGCAGTCTCCATTTGGCTCAATAGGGCCTTTTCGTCAGCGCCAGTGAGAAGTCGGAAAACTACCTCAACTTTTGTTTGAGGAAGGATCGTTGTAAACGTCCCATCTCCGTTATTGGTGGCATCTTCGGGGGATAACCCAGAGCCTGTATACACGTCAATGTGATTTAAATCAAAAGAATACTCTTGATTCGCGCCACAAGCAGGACATCCGATTTTGGTCACATAATCGTTGCCGTAGCCAGAGATACGTGTAGCCACAAGCACAGCGTTTCTATCGCCAACAAGCAAGTGAGCAGGGTTGATGGCCTTATTCACAATAACGCTCTGTAAAAGCCTATCAAGGACAATCCCCTTCTTTAGCAGCGAGCGCGATGTGAGCAAATCCTCTTCTTTCGCGGTCATTTGTTTGATTTCAATTGTGGACTCCCCATGAAGAGGGTGTCCTTCTGGGTAAAAGTTACCCCCAGATGGTAATTCAACGAACTCTGTGGGGATAACAAACGAAAACCCACCAGAGTCATTGTCTTGCATAAGTGGCGCAGGGGGAGTGCTGTCAGTCTTGCTGTGCGTCCCCAGACGCTCTTTGTTTCTAGCCAATGTACACCTCGTTTTTTGCTATGTAAGTATTATACAATAAATCTGCTATAATGTTAATACGTTGTTTTGAATTATATTTAGCTGGATACGCTGAAGTACTTGTTGGTGCTTGTACCGTTTGTCAAGACACTGCCTTCGGCCGACGACTCAAGCATCGCCCAGTCGTACTTCATGGTAAGGCTGACCTCAGTCAGATCGTCACCGCCATACTCCAAGTCACCATACTTAACCTCGGTAATGAAGGAGTTGTACATCGTCCAAGTCTCCAAGGGGTTGCCATCGGAATCCAGCTGCGTGACCGTCACGGAGCCAAGAGCCGTAGAAGCCTTTGCTTTGGAAATCGTCTGCATGTCTGTGTATGTGGCGGGAATTGTGTAGCCACCAGTTGCCACGATGTCCGAAAGAGTCGCTGCCATATCGGGACTCACAGGATCCACCAAAGTAATTGTCACATCCTGCCAAGTTACAGAACCCGGATAGTAGAATGTGTGGTTAAGATATTTGTGCTCTGCAGCACCGATCTGAAAAGAGGGCTTAGTGGCTGTCTTAGCGTACCAAAGCACGCCGCCGTCAGTACCAATGTTTCCAAAGGAAACCATAAATCTAAACTTTCTTTTTGGATCTCTTAGGGTAGCGTCTTCGCTGTGATTTTTTGTCCAGAATGGCATAGTATGAGAACTCCTATAGTGTTTCTAACTTTAATTAGTGTGCCGGGGGGAAATCACCCCCCTTTCTTTTAGTCATCGAAGGATGCGCCGGTGGACATAATCACGAAGTCAATCGCGATATATTCGATGGCGCGAGCCGGCTTGACCATGATCTTCGCATACAAGATGTTCTGATCAATCAAGTCCGGAGTGGTTGTGCTCTCGTCCAGAATCAGACGATAGTCGGTGATACCGAAATCAACCACCACGTTGGCAAGGAACGGGTCAATGAGGCCCTTGAATCTGCTCCAAGTGGCTTGAACGTTCTGCTCAAACAGCACCTGTGTGGAGAGAATCGAAATCTGCTTCTTAAGGTAGATGACGAGTCGTCGCACGTTGATGCGGTCCAGTGCAGACTGGCGCTCTTGAAGGGTTTTCTGTCCGAAGACAACGATTCCGCTAGAGGGGAACGAAGCAATCGGGTTGATTCGCGCCTCGTACAGTGTGTCACGGTCCTTGGAGGAAAGTCGCTCGGTCACATTTGTAACCGGGATGCCTGCAGCACCGTCGGACAATCCGCCTCGGTTAAAGCCTGCGGGGGCAAACCAAGCTGCCGACTTAGCCTCAGAGCTTGCGAGAACGCCCATCATGACAACGCTGGGTGGAACCCAAAGCAGTCGTCCGGTGTCTTCGTCGCGGGTCTGGACCCAAGGATAGTAGGTGGCGCCATAGCTGGTATCCAACCTTCTGTCTCTCAGGGCGCTGGCAGCCGTTGTCGGCGTGGTTCCAATACGACTTGTCTTGTCTGCGTAATATCTCTCCGAAGAGGGAATGTATACGCTGGCCAAGTCGATAATGGCCATTGCATCGGCGCGCTCGGAGCACACGTTCAACATGTGTGTTGTCAGAGTGTCCTGTGTGAGGCCCGGGACTGCCAGAAGATTCATGTTAATGTACTCTGGATCGGCGATTGTGTCGATTGCACGCTTATATGTGTGGAATGCGTACGATGTATCCTCGGTTGCTGCGTCAGCGATACCTCGGTTGTACATCGGGTCAGGCTTCGTAATGTCGAAGCCGTCGAAACCACCCCAGAACGGAGCCGTGAAGCGGTTGTAGCCTGCATCCAACAACGTGGCGTAGGTGTTGGTACTGCGCGCGGTGCTGCTCTTACCCGTTTTACGGGAGCCGGAAGCGTATGTGTATACATTATCAGCGGAAGCACTCACGTTGTCCATCGTAAAGATGTAAGAGTAGCCTTCGATAAGCGAAGAAGCCGATAGATTATAGGTGGATTCCGTAGTGTCGACTGGAACTCCGGAGGTCTGACCCAAATCTGCATACCACAGACGTTGAGGATCCGCAACACTGCGGTCGGGGCGCGTGGACGTTGCTGTTCGAGTCACCTCAAAACCAAAATAAGCTTTAGTGGGGTCCGAGAGGCTTCCATCTGTCGCCTTGTCGCGCAAGCGCACCGAGGGGAAGTAGAAAGAAGCAGTACAGCAGCCCATCTGGAACGAAGAGGAAATTCGGGGGCCGGCCGACTTATAACCGGGAAGACCCGCTCCAATCTTAAACATTCTATTAGCGAACTGACTAAGGTTGGTGCCTTGGCCGGGAATGGCTTCGGAAATATCTCGCAACTTAGGAGGTCCGTAATAGCCGAATGGGAGAAGAACCGGGTCGGTAGCTCCTGCCTCAACATCAGCATTCATCTCCACTCGAACAAACTTAGACTGATTATCGAAATCGCCATAAGTTTTAAGTGTGCGGTTGGTTGCATCCCAACGCTCAAACTTATCACCAATCTTGCGGCCGATGTAGTTCGGCGAAGAGGGGTCAAGCGTCAAGTTGTCGAAGCGCTCCATAACGACCACATTACTGTCAGTGTCAGAAAGCTGACGAAGGACAACTGAGAACGTTCCGTAATCGGTGGTGGTTGTGTTAGAAGCGCGGATCTTCTCAATCGAGACCTTAATGTTCTTATTGAGCCATTCGCCATGGCCACGGCCAATAAGGCGGAACAACTTAATTGCAGAAGCCGGATCGTAGGATGCATAGTTTCCAAGATCCTGACCAATGAACCAGCCAGCAACAGCTTCCTGAGATGGAACACCCTTCATCTTAGAGGGGGCAATGCTCGTATCTGACTGCTTCGCCAAGCCAGCGATGAATCCAACAAGTTTGGAGCTTCCGCCGCCAACAAGGGAGCGCTCACGAAGCTCTTGCTCGAAAGACTCACCAAGCCAGTAGTAATCGTAAGAGGCAGACGGATAGAATGCGCCCTGATCAGATGAAAGCTGCGGGTTGGTGTTCAAACGCTTACGAATGAACAAGTCTGAAGTGTCGTTGAAGTTCACCGAGAAGACCTTTTCTCCGTGGGCGAGGTTGCGCAGGCACAATTTAAAGTTGCCATTAGAGTCGCTCTCGACCAGCGTCGAAGAAGCACAGACCACATTTCGTGCCGCTGCCGAACCAGTTCCAGCAATAGTCCCAGAAAGCATGACGGAGCCACTTTGCACATAAATCACAGCCCCGAGATGAAGGCCGTTTGTGTCTCCGGTAAGAATGCCGTTAGAGGACTCCGCCGCCACGAAGAACCCGTAGGCGCCACCGTCAGAACCAGTGGTGGGGACACCTGTAGTTTGCCAGCCTGACTGTGCATCCGCAGTGCCATCGTTAGTTGCGGTCTGCTGGCCCAGAAGGCGTACATATGTAAGAGGAGCTACGTTTGCGCGAAGGAATGCCTTGGCAGCATAGGTGCCGTACATCGGGGACTGGTAGTTGCCGTCGCGGTAAATGTCACCACCGCCGTTACCGGGAACTGTATCGCCAAACATCTCCACAAATTGAGAATAAGACTCTACTGTGACCGGCTTCATAGCAAGACCGCGACGTGCGCGTCCGATGACCACCGGTCCGATTGCATCTGCTGATTTCGGGATAAACGAGTTATCAATCTCGTGGATGAACACCCCGGGAGATACAAATTTAAAACTTTTTACTGACATTATTGGTTCCTCTCTTTAAAAATAGAATTAATTGGTGTCACAATCATACTTTAAATAGTATTTTGGAATTCAAAAGTCTTCAGGAAGTCTAATAAATTCGAACTTTGACTTCAGGAACTGATGTTGAAGTAGCCTTCTTCGTCTTCTGGCACAATTCCTTCTTGTGGCCATGTTATCTCTACCACGTTTTCGTCCACCCTAACCAAGGGTCTATCATCGTTTTCGCCCTCGCCGATCAAATAGCCCAAAACCCTAATGGATATATCGGAACTGAACAAGCGAATCTCCTCACCCAGATTGTTGACATTGTTATTACTCGAAAACGTTTGATCAATGAACACCTCATAACGATGGCCCGCCTCTTTAAGGATAAACGAGTTAATCTGCCCTGTGCGTGTCATAAAGGGCTGTAGCAGGCTATTCATTTGCTGCTGGTATTCGGTCTTGATTTGAATCTTATACTCTACGTTCACATAGATCGGGATCGGAATGGACAAGCTCCTGACCACTATCTTTTTGTTTTCGCGAGGGTAGTAACGTTGTTCGGAGCCACCAGTATAGTTACCTCGACGCTCGTTACCCACTACAGCGAAGTTGCGCGTCTTGTCTTGAACGATCTGCTTAGCGATAACCCACCGTCCAGTGCGGCCATTCTTGTTTTTAGAGTATATCTGCGCTTGAAAGGAGCCCTTACGTTGTGGGTCTTTAACAATTTGAGTACGCTCTACACTAATAAGGGGTAGAATAAGAGCGCCATTGTCATCTCTCAAAGATTTATCATGCTTAACTTGATATGCGCGTTCGGGAGCCTGCCACAGGACCGGAACACGTTTCCACCCCTCATTGGTAAAAGCACCCAATTCAAGATCGCTCTTAAGCCATGTGACAAGCGCACGATCTATGGTCTCTATAGTGGAAGAGAGCATCCCTATCTCGCGGAGAGACAGTTCCTCTCCGGCTGGAATCATCGCAAAATCAAAATCATCAGGAAGCATCGAATAAACCCTTTCTTGCCCTACGGCATCTAGCAGCGATCTCAAATGAGTGTTCGGCTTGGCCAAACAAAAGTTTCGGCTCTACCAACTTAACTATCTCATAGTAATTATCGCCATATAACACAAAGTCACCTTCACGCACATACATGTTCTGATCTTGTTCAAGTCTACGCTTGTGAAAATGGACGTTGATCTCCCAACTTTTATCCACGCCTGCGCCTTCCATGTAATCTGTGGAGAAATCTGTGAACTCGACGAGAGCATACACGCGAACTGGCGGTAGGTACGTCTTCTCTATGGCCTCGCCATAAAGGTCATTGAAGTTCGTACGCTCCATGTCGATGGGATAATACAAAATCTGTTGCCCAATGACCTTCTCAATAAGCTCATCATTAACTTGCTTAACAAGATCACGCTCCTTCTTCCCCAAAAAGAGAGGAGGGGGCGGTGATGCTGGTCTACTCCATTTGTTGTCTTCTGACATTGTTCATGTTATCCTACAAAAATTGGTAATGGGGAGTTCTTGAGCGCCTGAACGGCCGCATCAGTCATCTCAGCATCGGCCTTAGCCAACTCGTTGTAGTTAACCCTGTCAAGAATCTCCATCAACTTGTCTTTCAACTGCTGTTGTTCTTCCTTTGCTTGAGAGAGAAGCTCGGAATGGTTCAAAGTCACGCTTTCGCCCGGAATTGGCACCGATGTGAACTTTCCTCGAATCTGCCCAAGCATTTCTTTACAGAGCGCCAAGGCATATTTACGAATCCACTGCTTTCCGATGGCATTAATGTTCGCATATGGCAAGTTATCAAACGGAACCGTGTTCGGGTTGTTGATTCCGTCTCGGCCGTCATCATAATCACTATTGTTCTCCCAAGCATTCTCATTATCAATATAAAAGTTCACCCATATGCGATCATTTTCTCCATCTCCAAATCCATACTGATCGGGAGTGGGGAAAAGACGCAAATTGTTGTCTTTTATTTCATAAGCATAGTGGGATGTGCGTGTATAAATGGAATCTTCATACATAATCGCCTGCATCTTATTTTGCCAAGTTGGAATAATCTCGAATGTCGAATCATCTGAGAACTGACCATACGTTGAGTAGTTCCCAACGACACCAATTCCGCCATAATACCCATAGAAGCGCCACATGGCTCTTGGTGACTTATAAAAAACCTTTGTAATGACAACTCGCTTGTTGCCAACTTTTCCTGCATAAGGCACAGCCCTGTCGGCATCATCTGTACCCGTCGAGGATGCTCCAGAGATAATATTTTGTAGATCGTAATCTTGCTGATTCTGCTTAGTCGCAAAAGAGGCCGAATAGATAGGCACGGTGCCACCATAGCCACCCGCTGTTGCGACAGCATCGCCTATCTTGCGAGCTTGTGCAAACTGGAAGCGGGGATACTTAAGGTTGACGTTCTCGGGGCCCGTCAAGCGCTCACCCCTGTGATCAAATGTACCCGTCTGCTGGCCCAAGACATCAGACATGATGTTCTCACTTTGGTGCAGGTTGATAATATACGAGTATTCCAGCACAGCCTCTTCATATGCCGCATAAACGTTGGCCGGCGTCAACTCGATATCTACAACATCGCCTCCAAGCTTCTTATATACGTAATTTACTTGGAGTGCGGCGCCACTTAAGAAATCTGTGGACCCCGTATAGATTCCATAAGGAACCGCTGCTGACACGAGATCGGCCGAACCGGTTGATGTGAGCACAATTGCGCTAGTTTGCGACTTAGGACTAAGATTAGTGGGCATTCAAATAGTCTCCTTCGCAATAATTAGTAAACTGCGAGACAAAACCCCACCTATAATGGCTGCTATGTTATAAACAGGAGCCTTTATGCCGATGCTTCCGTAGAAGTCTTCTTTTTTGTTCTACTCTTGCGAGATGTTCGCGTCGTAGTTGTGCGCTTCTTTGTCGTTGTGGTACGCTTTTTCGTTGTAGCAGCCTTGGCCTTTGGCTTTGTGGCGACTGGTTTCGCTGCAACTTCTTCCACTGCAGCCACTACGGGCTCCACTGGCGCAATTACAACTTCTGGCTCTGGCTCAACTTTTGCGGCAAGCTCGACAACTGGCTCGGGTGGTGTAACCTCAGCGACTGTTTCTGCCTGACTGTTTAATAACACCATCCGTGGATGTGCGCGGTACTTAGAACCAAACTTTGCCTGCGAACTGTTTAATCTTCGTTTTTTACCCATGTTAACTCCTATAAGGTATGTAAGTAAATAGTTCCAAAACAACAAAACGAAAATCTCAAAAATTTGCCGGGGAAAAATTTGGAGAATCGAGGTTTTTGTTTAAACCATTCCTAATAGATTTGGCAGTTGGGGTTGCGACATGGCTTCCTTTATTTCAATAACCTGCTTCGTTATCTCTTCTAGGAGTTCGCTATTGGCCCTCACCAGATCTTCGATTTCATCCATTCTCTTTTCGTTATAATCTATGCGCTTTAAGAGTTCGATATTTTCTATAGAAGACATGCTATAAATAGTAAGTAGCTTTTCTTTTTAATCAAGAAAAAACCCCCAACCCGAAAGGGAAGGGGGCAAGGTAAAACCCTATTTAATCTTCAGATTAAGAAGCAACCTCAACAGCTGTAACAGCGCCAACGCTTGATACTTCAAAACCAATCCAAGTTGTAGCAGAAGTACAAATCATAACTGAATATGAGTTAGCCGGCAATGCCGATTCAGCGCCAGCACCGGTGCCACCATTAATCGCAATCGATGCTGGTGTACTGGTGCGTAATTCGCAACCATTAGCGCCAACAAAAATATTAATAATGTTACCAACAACTGGTGCCGGCAAGTTTACCCAGTGATCGGAATTGCCAGACGTCACTGTGACGTGTGAAGCTCCATCTGGGATGTCGGTGCCTGCTGCAGCGGCGGTAACTTCTGTCGAAACAGCTTGGAATCCTCTACCTCTGAAGACAGTGGTTCCCATTGTGAGTTCTCTTTTTAGTCCCTCAATTAGTGCTTGGGTTCTAGCCAAGCCTACTCTTTTTGTTCCCATTTTATAACCCTCCGTTTTTATTCATGTCATTAAACATAGGAAAAAGCCCTTTTGAGCCTTCGCTTATAAGTAGCTTCAAACAAACGAAAGCCCCCGTTCAAAAAACGGAGGCTTTGCGTTTTATTGCGGTGTTTAGCTATTAAGCAGTGGCACCAGCCTGTCCGAGAAGACCAGACACGATGACCAGACCATAAAGGTCAGGGCGCACCATCTTCTTCGCGTAACGAGTCATGACTCCCTTACGGGGCACGAAGTCTTCCGGTCCGAAGATTGTGGGTGTGGTCTGCAGCGGCACGTACGGAGCGTAAACGTATCCAGATTCAAGGAAGCTGGAACCTCTACGGCCGACGAGGACGACGTTGCGGAGGAAGTAAGGATCAACGATAACGTCGAACTTCTTGCTCAGCGAGCCAACCTTGACAGCACCGATGGAGCCGGTCTCGTCATCAGCGGTAACGCTTGCGCGGAAACCAGCCGTGAACTCAAGGATGTTTGCAACCTCGGGTCCGCAGACGATGAAGTTAGCACCACCACGCAGAGTCTTACGGTGAATCTGAGCGGACACATCATTGATGGTCTCACAAAGAGTCTCGTACCACTCCGACACAGTACCGGTGAAGTCCGGAGCCGCAGAGCTAGCGCCGATTTCGACACCCGTCTCACGGTTCAAGAACAGACCCGGCGAACGCGACCAGTAGTAAGTACCAGCGGTTGCACCGTTAACGAGGTCCGCAAGGATCTCACGGTCAATCTCAAGAGCAATCTGCTCGGAGAGAATGCTGGTAAGCTCAACCTCGGCATCAAGGTTGTGGTAGGCGTTAAGGTCTTGCCCCAACTCCGGTGTCCACTTAGCCTTGAGCTTCTTGGTCTGCGCGGTAACAGCGATGCTATCCACCTTGATGTCAATCTCGGGGATCTCTTCGTTGCCCTCAAGTCCCCACAGAGCCGTACCAACAACAGAACCAAGCGCATTGCTGGTTGTGAGGTTATCACGGATTGGGAACTGTACAACAGCCTCAAGCGAGCCCACAGCAACACCATTGCCGCAAACACCACCAGTACCGTCTTCACCAAGGACGACAAAGCGAACATTTGACTCCTCACCAGAGCCAGTCTGCATGGTCAAACGACGAATAAGTCGAGAGCCGGCGCCAACGCGAGTAGCGGCGGTACCACCATCGGAACCGTTGAACGATGCCGAGAAAGCACCGAGGTTCTTAAAGTCAGCCGGCTGGCCGCCTGTTGAGCCGGTAATTGCGCTACCGGCACACTCAAAGACCGCGACACTGATAGCCTCTCCCGATGAGGAAAGGGCCATAATGTCAGGATCATACTGCAACCACTTACGGCGCTGAGCCTCGGTGGACCCAGAGAGCGAGAAGTTGTCTGCAAGACTCCACTGAGCAGTCTCAATACCGCCAGAGCCAGTCGGAGATGCGTAAGCATAACCGCGAGCACCAACAGTGCGAGGACCAGAAAGGTCTTCTTTGAGGGTCGCGCCCACAAGAGTCACACCACCAGTGATTTGGCTACCAACTTGGTTTGTACCATAAATCGACTTATCGGTAATGTTACCCATGCGATCACGCTGACTGCTGGACGCGCCGAGGTTCGGCGAGAACACGAAGTCAAGGAAGAAGATGAGACCCGAAGGGAGACTCATCGGCTGAACACTAACGAGATCGTTAGCGATCAGGCCAGCAAACACACGACGGACGATGGGGAAAGCGACGGCTGCAAAACCTTCGACATCACCACCAGCCATGCTGCTGGACTCGCGGAGAAGCTCCTTGGCCTGATTTTCGAGCAAACGTGCCATCGAGGAACGATGACGGTCGTTATCAAGACCCTCTAAAAGACCTGTCTTCTCCCACTTGTTTAAAAGCGCACTACCTTCAGCGCGCATATCACGGTTGACAACACCTTCGGTCAACCTTTCGATAATACTAGACATTTAGATATACCTCCTAATTTTTGATACCTGCTAGTCGACGCATCCGCTGTGCGAATACGTCAGTGGGTTGTGCTGACTCTTTACGAGTTGCACGAATTACAGAAGTGGGACGGCTAATGGCTTCGCTCAACGATTGCGGGCCGCGCTTAGGCGCTGCCTCCATTGTGCTTTGAAGCGTATTAAAAATTGTCTTTGCTTCTGTGACAGAATCGGCCTTTGAAATAGCTTCGGCAATTCTTGTTTTTTGCCGCTCATTAAGGGAGGTATTTCTTAATACCCGATTCGTATAAAGCAAGCGGGCGTTCGAAAGGTTAACTGTTTGCAGTGTCTCCTTAAGTTCGCCTGTTACTTGCTCGTATTGTGAAAGTCGCCCCTTCAGCTGTTTATTTTCGAAAACTAGCTCCTCTTGGGCTTTTCTCATAATATCTAATTCATCTTGGACATCGGTGCTACGGCGCGCAGCAAGTGCTCGCGCAAGCTCGTATTTGATGCTCTCGGATGAGCGTCCTGCCCAACCGGATAGGGTAGCACCCATATCTACTGTAAGTCTCTCAACGATTTCATCAATCATGTCATCGGAAAGTTCAATTTCTTCGCCTAATTCGCCAACCTCTTCACCAGCAAAAGAGCCCGGATCTTCTGGCTTTTCGTCGTCGCCCTCCAAGTTCTCTTCCTGCTCTTCATCAGCAGTAGCCGCAGCGGCAGAACCAGCAAGGGCAGCACCACTCGATTGGCCGGCGCCCTCTTCCGAGAGCATGTCGATAAGCGTATACTCGTCAAAGGTCAATTCCTCATCAATCTCAGCCTGCAGCGCGGCGACAGACTCCTTAAGAGTTCCAAGGTCCAAGGTCACCTCAACTGGCTCGCCTTCGCCGGGAATGTTCTTAACGTTCTCTCCATCCATCTTGGCCACATCGTCAGTGGCAGCAACAGGCACATCCTCTACGTCCTCTTCCAAAGACTCATCAGCACCACCAGCAGCAGCGGCAGGATCGGCTGCAGCAGGTGCGGCGCCCATAGCCGGGTCTTCTGCACCAGCAAGCGGATCAGCGCCGAGATCTGCGCCCATTGGGTCTGGTGTGTCGGCATCAACTGCAGCATCAAGATCCATACCCATAAGGTCGTCTTGCTCAAGCAGTTGGTTAAGAGTGGCGCGAACCTCATCCGAATACTTATCGATCACAGATGCTTCAGCGTTTTTCAACGCAGCTTCACGCAATGCAGACGCATCTACAATTGCCTCTTTTAATAAATTTGACATGGAGTTCTCCTAAAAACTAGTTTTGCAAAATTAAATAGTGTATCAGAGCCCGAAAAGAACCATTTTATGATCCGGCTTTCCCAATAATCCACCAGTTTTCACCATCAGATTGGACGACTCTGGAAGAATTATTATATTTAACTGTGATATGCTCGGTATAATCTATCATCCCTTCCTTAACTTGGACGGTTAACACGTTAGAATTTAATTTATATTTATCTTTGTTTACTTTCTTTATGACGATAACTCGGCCAGCGTGATTGCATGCCGGCGGCAACGTAACAAGAACTATATTTTTTGTAGTGTCGCACAAGACCGTATAGTCAGAATCCGCGACATCGTATGTTTCATTGGTGACAGTCGTTATATTATTATGGACAGCCGACCGATTGTTTACAGCCCCTTGAAAGGTGACTTGCCCTGTTGCAGTCAAAAGGTTCGTTTTGGTTTCTCCCAAGACCCCCAGAACATTTGCTTGAGGATCATAAGTAAAATTGGCACTGGCTACGAATCCCTTGCGGCCTCGAAGCTGGACACTGTTGGTGGGGCCCTCTGGATGTGGGAGCTTTGCATTTAAATATGAGTTGTAGAGATTGGCCAACGTTGTCTTGCGCACTTCGTTGCGCGAGGTGTCATGCACCATCAAAAAGTCGCCATCGCTAAGGTTCTGGCCTTTAAGTGTGACATCCAAGCATGCGTTGGGGGATGCGACAAGGTTGCTATCTTTGAAGGAGAGGCCGCCTTGGGGACCAAGAGCGACAGTGGCACCATTCGCGTTAACTTCGAGACCTTTGCCCGGGCGAACTTGAATCTTTCCTCGAACACTTCGAATGCCGGGCCCAATATTTATAGAGTCGGCTGGCACCTTTCCGCTTAGTTTATCAGCGGGAACATTGTACAGTCCTTCACCGGCACCTATGAAGGCAGTCGCGCACACCTCTTTGGTGGTCAAGCGACGACCATCAAAACTTAGGTTGTGTTCTGCTTTTGCTTTACCCTCCCCCTGAAAGGTGAGGACAGAGTTGCTAACACCTCCTGCCACTTCGTTAATGGCCACATCTTTCATTGTGGCGCATGGGCTTTGCGCGTCAGTATCATAAAAGACACTTGCACTAATCGTGTTTTTAAACACCTTTATTCCGTCAATCTCCTGATCTCCGTATTGATCGACAGAACCTTCGACAACGCCCTTAAGTACATTATATGCCATACTTTATCTGTTCCTTTATATTTGCTAATCGGTAACGACTAAACATCCATTATTTACATAGTGTTCGTAGTGGGATTTCAAATCATATTCTCGCAGAACATCTTTAACTATCTCTTTCATAGTAGCGGAATGCCCCGTAATGATCTTACACGGGAGCGACGCCCGATAAATAAACCTATGCACTTTGAACTCTGCGTCTTCATGGCGCACGCCATGTAAGTCTAATGTTTCCATACTAATAAATAGTCTCTAAAAAAAAGGATGCCCCCACAAGGAGGGCATCCAGAGATTAAGAATATCTTATCCCAAGCAAATGCTTTAGATTAGACAATCTTCCACAAGTTAGCAGCAACGTAGATGAGCGTAACAGAAGCACTATCAGACTGCAGAGAAATAGTTCCCAAGCCGTCAATAGTGTGTGAACCCTGCTTAGCAATGATAAGATTGAAGCCTCCCAAGCTAGGCGGTGCTTTCACGCGGACCATATCACCAGCATCCGGAGCAGCCGGAAGCGACCAAGTACGGTCGGCTGTAAGGGTGGTCGTACCATAGGTAGTACCCTCGGTCAACGTAGCGTTAGCGTCACCAACACCAACAGGTGTAGCGCCAGCATCTGTCGAAAGAACACCGTTGGTGGCGGTAAGACCGGCACCAGCCATGGCGGACACAAGGTCAGCAATGCTTTCTTTCCTCGAACCGTTACCGTCGTTAGCATCAATGATGGCAATGCTATCAGCGGAAACGTCAACAGCAGCAGAGACTAACTCGTTAAGCTCAAGAGCCAAGACGCCAGAAGCAGCACCCAGACCGACACCAGCAAGACCAGTGGCAACATCATCGTTAAGCATAGCATCAGTGACACCAGCAGCCTTCACGCGAAGTGCATCGCCGCTCAACTCGATGGACGAGTTGTCAACGTTGACTTTGAGATCCATAATGCTATCAACACCACCGGAATAGCCGAGACCGTCACCAGCCAAGGAGCCCGAAAGCGAAACCTTGTCCGAAGAGACGTGGACTGCACCAGAAACCTGCACAGCAAGGACTGCGGAGGCAGCGGCAAGACCAGCACCAGCGAAAAGAGTAGCGACATCATCGATAGTCTCTTTCTTAGGAATGTTGCTGTCATTTGCATCAACGAACGAAATAGAGTCACCAGATGCGATTGCAGCAGCGGTAAGACTGTTAGGATCGTACTGAAGCTTACCACCGGTAGACGCGAAGCCGGGCTCCGACTCAACCAATGCAGCAGCATAGTCAGTAAGACGCTCAGACTTCATGAGGCCATCACCATCCAAGAAGTACATCGAGTCACTAGCAACAGCAATAGCTGTATCAGCAACACCAAGAAGCTTAACCGTACCGGCGGTGGTCATGTTACCACCAACTTCCAAAGTGCTGGAACCGGACATGGTTGTGAACTTACCAGAAGACTGAGAAGCAGCACCGATGGTAGCACCATCGATAGAGCCACCGTTAATATCGGCAGTTGTCACAGTACCGAGATTGGCACATGTGCGGCCAGCAGCTGTCCAGTCCGAAGCGAACGAGAAGCTAGAGCCATCAGCAGAAATGCTATCAAGAGCAATGTCACCAACGTTAGTAATGTTACCATCACCGACGCTAAGGCTGGTCAAAGCAGCGCTAGAACCAGTAACTGCACCATTGGCATTAATACCATACTGCTGTCCACCGACGATAAGAGCGCCTGTGGTTTTGAGATCACCCGAACCAGAGATAAGGGACTCGCCAAGAATAGTCTTTGCGAGACCTCCAGCGTTTTTGAGACGCAGACGAACGTTAGCACCCTGATAATCGACGTCGAAGCGACGAACACCAGCATTGTCACGAAGTGCGATATCCACGAGAGAACCAGAAGCCTGAACAGAACCCTGCTTTGCAGTCAAGGAACCACTGATTACGGCATCTCCCAATTGAAATTTATAAGCCATTTATAAAACCCTCCAAATTAATTGTTTTTAAACAAGCTAAAAGTCGAACACAAAGCATGAAACCCGAAAGCACACACACCACGCCCGACGCTAATATATAGTTAAAAAAAAGCCTTTTAAAATTAGCAAATAAAGTATTTATTGACTCCGTTGCAATAAAGCTGGATGGATGCATAGGGCGATTCTAAAACTATCGTATTTTGACCATCGATTGTATCGTCTCCAGTTACAGTAATGTTAACTGGGGAGTCGTTTGCGGCGCCTCCCTCGTCCTTTATGACGAAAGTTTGGCCGTTAATGCACGTATTGGCTGCTGGGAGAGTTAAGACAATAGAAGCAGAAGCAGCGTTGGTCAGGGCGCCCACTAGGTAATCAATTGTTTGAATGCTATAATTGGCGACCTTTACCACTCGCATATAAGAGATGCCACCGAAGAATCTCATTTGATAAGCGCGCAACTGGAAAATGCGGCCCGGATCCATAAAAATGCCATTGTTTTTGAAATTCATGAACCCAACATCAAAGCCCTTAGTGGCACTCCCAGAACCAAACTTAAGATTGTTGTCAGCCCCAACACTTAAAATGTCTGAGCCAAAATGAATAGAACTGCCTGAGATATACAGGTCTCGCCATGGTTTAGCGGAGCTTCCCAAGTCATGCAAGTTCGCTGCCGCTGGGATCATATCGCCATCCATATTGAGGGTGCCGCTCACATTAAAAGTTCCTGTGAGGGTGAGAACACTTCCTGAGTAAAGCAGGCCAGCGGATCCACTTAAACCTCCAGAACCCGTGGTGAACTGTAACGAATATGTAGGGCCTTGAGCGTTCGCATTTCCACCGCCGCCACCGGTGATTCCGGTTAGTCGACTGCCGTCTCCCATAAAGAAGGACGCGGACACACCAGTACTAGCGGTGATCTCCCCCACAACATTCAGGGTGTCACCATCAAAAGTTAAGTTGCTTTCACACGTAAGAGTGTTTGCATCTCCGCCCACATTCGTAAGGACGGCATTGTTAGTAGCGTTTGAAACGCGCGGCACGTTTTGTACTGAAGAGGCATCAGAGGTGCTAAGGTTACCCGATACGATGTTGACTACTAAATCGCCGGGAAGATATTTGTCGGCCGCGATGACGGTACCGGATAAAACATTATATGCCATATGATGTGCCTCCTAGAGTTAATTAGAAGACAAACCAATTGCTACCGTTTGAGTACAAACTTATTGCGGGGCTCGAACCTGACATCACATATGAGTCCGAATGATCGATGGTGAATCCCGAAGCGGCGCCGGTGATATAAATACTACCAGTCCCTCTATTTTCGTATTCGTCTTTAATTAAGAAAACGCGACCTGCATTGCCAGCGGTGGGCCTCGGGAGCGACATTGTTACATAGTTGCCACGCTGTACGCCGAGGATATAGTCACCATTAGCTATCGTATATGTGGCGGCTGCAACCGGCGTGTAGCCACCGCCAAACCCCTTGACGTATGTTGCCTGTTGTCCATACGAAGTGCTTAATATTAGGTTTCCAGCAACTGTGCTGACAACCAAACTACCGGTGCGCATGTGAACGTCATCGTTACTGTCGCCAAAGTAAGTTGAGCCAGTGGCATCAATGATGGCCGTATCTTTAACATGGAAAACACTAGCACTGATAGTTCCACTTACATGGAAGTTACCAGAGAGAACCAGTGAATTGGCAGTATACCCACCCGACGAACCTGTGTAGAACACAAGTTTTGCTGAGCCGGTAGTGTGACCACCAGAACCACTTATAAACTGCAGAGATCCTGTCGGACCTGCCGATGCTCCATCTGCAGTGCCAGACCCGGAGCAGTTTACATATGCCCATGCAAACCTAGCCATCTAATTAAACTCCCGTAGAACCAGAGAAGTTGAGCCCCAAGCTGCCAGATGTTCTACGATTAGGTATTGTGGTCAGGCCAGCTACTACATCACATGTACCGGCAGTCGCACCATAAAGCCACAATTGTGAAACTTTCATTTCATAAATGTCAGATTTACCGAAACCAGCAGAACTACTAGGCGGTACTGTGAGGTAATAATTATAATTGGTACCCTTCACCCCGAGGGACGAAAATCCAACTCTTAAATCGGAAACACCTCTGTTGTGTATTTGCCACCAACGAGTCACAGCCGGGAATTCAACCACTTGCGGGGTGGCACCGTCGTCATATTTGACACTTGCGCTAGCGAATGGTCTTCCGCTTACTTGATATGCCGGGGTGTGGTTGATGCCAACCTCAGCTTTCCATGACATTGCCATTATAAAACCTCCAAAATTTGTTTACAAATATAAATAGTCATCTATTTTTTCTATTACGCCTTTCTATTGCTCTTTGTCTTTTTCTTTCTTCGCGAAGTCTGAGTCTTTCGGCTCTTCTTTGCTTTTCTCGCTTAGCTTCAGAGGGCTTTTTATAATAGCGCCTGTCCTTGACTTGATCAATAATCTTTTCTTTCTTGCACTTCTTAATAAACCTACGGATCATTCGTTCTGTGTTGTTCCCACAGTGCCTAAGTTTAACCGAGACGTTCGATGCTTTTTTCTTCATTTCATTGCCTTCCAGATTTGTGATGCGCCACCCATCAAGCTGCTGATGTCAACGCCGGCGTCTCTCGGATCTCCCAAGTCTACGGTACCGGGCTTCTGATCGGCCACGTCATAGTTTGTCATAGGCTCAGTGCCTTCGAACAAGTTTACTCCGCCGTATGCGTCAGAGCCTATAGAGTCCATTAGTTTCTTCCGATGCTCTTTAAGTTTCTTTTGGGTATCTTCAGTCTTGCGCTTCATTTGTTTGCGCTCATTAAATAGGGCTTCGTCAGGGTTTTTTGTACTCTGGGTGGTCTCGACAACTAAGTTGCCTTGCATCCCCTTTGCAACCTCTGCGACGATATTAGACAGAAGACCCTCTTCAATCAGGGTCTCGTGGATACACTCTTTCACTATGGGTTTAATTAATTCTTTTAAATCTGATTTTTTCATTATACTCTCTTTTTAATTCCAGCAAGTTGCTGCCATCTATCGATGGTTGATTCTCTAAGTAAACTTTCTGCGGCTTGTTGAACTGGGGGTTCTTCCGGCTGTTCAGCCTGATCGGGGGATTCTTTGGCGGGAGTGCCCATGCGGACGGCGCTCCATGTCTGGTGGATCAGTTTTGCTATGTCGGTACCGCTCGGCGCCGTGCGATTGATTGTCATCTTGCGCAGCGCCTTCATGATCGTAGAGCCACCAGTCCCCTCGTTGTTAAAGATGGCTTTGAAGGCTTTCTCCATCTCCTTGCGCTTGGGAGCCTTCTTTTTGCTGGTGCCGACCAGTATAGCGGCGATGGTTCTGGCGTCCACCTTGTTCTCTTGAACCTCGGCTTGGGCTGAGCCAAGTTTCTTCTTGACATCGCAAAGCTGTTCAGCAAAATCTCGCCAATCAGCTTCAAAGTTTTCACCACCCACCAATTTGTATGCCGCCTGAAGCTCCTCCCATGCGTCGGTGGCCTTCTCTCCTTCGGGTTTCCAATTTTGTGGCAGCGAGCATTTCGACTGCTTTGTTTCGTCCTCACCACCGCCTTGACCATCGTCTTCGCCACCGCCTTGATCATCGTCTTCGCCTTTCTTCTTTCCTTGATCATCGTCTTCGCCTTTGCCTCCTCCGTCATCATCGATCTCAGCGCCGGGAAGATTAAGGAAGAACTCTTTATACTCAATCCCATCAGTAACATCCGATATTGCTTTTGCAACAAGGTGGATAAACTGCGGGGATGCCCCGAGTTCTCTTAAATCCTTGCATTTCTTGCCATCGTAATCTACTGCCTCGTTAACCCACTTTCCACGGGCCATTGGGGATGATTCTGACGGTTCTCCGAATTTAACATAACTTTCATCGTTACAGTCGGCCATCGCCATATAAATCAGATCGAAGTCATCTTTCTCAAAGTCTTCTATGCCGCCAGTGCGAGCCATTTCCATAGCACGATTCAACGAATCTTGATAGTCAATGAGAATCTCATCAGGGCCCTGAAGCTGCTTCACGTCGCCGGGGCCGCCAACCTGATCTGCGGAAGGGTCGCCACCAATTTGAGCCGGCACCACACACTCGCCCTGTTGTGCAATCTCTTCTTCCAGTTCTTTAATCAGTTGTCCAAGCTCATCTGTGCCGGCATCTTCGAGTGCTGGACGGATAGCACGTTCAAGCTGTTCCATTGCCTCGCCGCGTTGCTCTTCGGGAAACACCACGTATGCACAAAGTTGGCGTAAAAGCTCCAGCACCCTTTCAACCATGGGTATAACGTCATCAATCTTTCCATCACCATCTGTATCGGTGGCAACGACGGCGCCGTCGCGTTGTACCAAGATAGCAGCTTGGCCTTGCTGAGTTTTGACTTTTTCAGGCTCTTTCTTCTTGTCAATCTTAGCGCCACCTTTTAACCCTCCATCTTCGCCGCCGACACCAGAGACATTGACGCCGCCGGGGCCTCTGAATTTGCGAACAAGTCCCGTGGCACCGGGCTCAACAGCAGGCTTCTTACAACCAAGCGTGTCTACGCAATTGGAGAAGCCGGCGCGCTTAAGTTCTGTAACAAACTTCTCTACGTGTTCGGGACTATCTTTGATAATCTCGATAAAGTTGGTAATGTTCTCGTAACCATCGGGCTCGAATGTTAATGGAAGGTCTTCGCCTTCTTCTGCTTCTGGATCGCGGACATGTCCTGTTTGGGCTGTTCCGCCGCGATAATCGTCGCGCTCGAACGGAGATTGCTCACTAATCAATTCAAATTGCTGGCCAGTGACCATATTTTCGAACTCGGTGATCATTGCCACTTCATCGGTATTTTGGGCCAATTCCATCAATTGTGGATTCTGGGCTAGTTGTGCATTCCTTTCGTGCCAGTCTCTGCCTCCTTCGGGCTGCTGATCGGGCCCTTTCCTCACATCTTGAATGACTTCGGATGCCCAACCAGTTGCCTCTGACAGCATGTTTAAGGAAACTGAGCCTCGAACTTGAGGCTTCTTCTTGCCCATGCCAAAAAGCTCTTCAACTTTCTCGCCGGAATACAAATCACCCTTAAGGTAGGAACGCCACCCTTCGGTTAAAAGCTTTTGCCCTTTATAGCTCGACCAGTTACTCATCCTCAAGCACCTCGTTTAAGAGGCGATTGATGCGATCAGCTTTGGTGAACACTTGGTTAGTGTGGTCCTTGGCCTCTTTCATCATGAAGGCGCCCGGAGTAGATGGCTCCGAAACAAAGTCAAAACAAATCAGTTGGAAGTCATCTTCTACGGTTGTCTGCCCATTAGACTCAGTAACAGACCCCATACCTCTCGAAGATATACCTAGCGTAACGCCAGAGTCCACCAGAGAGCGTAGAATTTTACCAGATGGGGTATCAAGCACTTTAGCTTTTCCCATCACTGCATTGCCGTCCCACCACACTTCTGTAATCATGTGGGATGCGTTCTTAAGATTAATGACAGAATCTTCTGGATGGTCTAGTTCTCCAAGTGCTCGGCATTCTTTGACAAGCTTTTGGTAGTTCTTCATCTCTTTCATTAAAACGTTGTGAGGATACACGCGGCCATTGCCGTTAACGGTGTCGGACTTCTGCATAATACCAGACAGAATCATTCCTCCGTCGGCGATGAACTGCTTCTCTTGTTCGGTAAGAAGGTCTTGGCAAACTCCTCCCTCACACAGTGCGTAATATTCTCTTAGTACTTTCTTGCTCATTTGTTAATCCTCTGTTTTATTCATCCGTATCGGCGGGGTCATGGGTCCGAGAGCGTGTCATTTTTCGGTGGGCGTCTGGTTTGCATTTTTTCAGCCACTCCTTAGCGGCGCGCTGATTAGCAAACTCTTCAACAGTGCCGGTCTCGGGGTAAGTAACTTTCTTTTTGCGCATGGCAAAATCACGCGATGCTTCGCATTCTTCTTCTGCAGTTTTGTTTGCGAGGGTGGTGCCCTGCACACGCTTAGTGAGACCCTTCAACTTGGGAAGTCCCAGAAATTCATCAAGGACTGCCTCAAGCTCTTCTTGTATGATCTTTTGCAATAGTGATTTGTTAATCTTCATCTCTTTTGTTCCTTGTTCTTATGCGGGCGTTACCCGCGCGATTATACAGCCAGACTTACAAAGTCTGACAGGTTGAAGCATCCACTTCTTAATCCATGTGGTGTTCATTGTCCTTGCTCCTGTTCTGCGGGGGCGCCCGCCACTTTCTCTAGCATACCCATTAGCCTTTCAATCTGTGCCGCTGCGGCGCCACTAGTGATGTTACCTTTTGCGGCAGCGGCCTTAAGGGCATTCATAAGTCCCATCATAACTCCACGCTCTGCATCATTAATGCCGGCGGCACCAACGCCTTGGCTGCCGCGCTGTTGCTGCAGAGCAGTATTGGCATCTTGGGTGGAATAGCGGTCACCGCCACCGACGCGCTCTTCAAACTTCTGAATTTCTTCTTTTATAATCTGTCTAAGTCTCTTTTTGTCAATCTTCATGACCGGTCATCTCCATAGTTTGTGAATACTGTATTCCCTTATCTCCGAAGACCATGTTCAAAACATACGATGTCCCAGACGAGAGCCACCCAAGAAGAAAGAAATTAGTTACAGTAATGTCAAAATTAAATAGTTCTGTAAACGGAGAAAGAAGCATTAAAAACCAACCAACATGAAAACCCATGCACATTGGGCAGTGGAACACCTTCCCATAGCCGCGACCTGCCTCTTTGGATGGGCGTAAGCGTTTTATGAGCGGCATATCACTATAGACTAAAATTTGCGTTAGTCCGTACGCTATGAGCGTAAAGGTTATAAGTTCCATTTGCTTCCTATTCTAATGTATAAAGGTAATTCATAGCGTAAGGATCTCTCACGAAACCCTTGCGGATGGAGCCCTGCTTCACGGCCTGCGGCACCTCACCCAACTCGGTGGAGTCCTCATTATCCGGCTCAATATACTCATCATCAGCCATTGACACAATCGCCTCGGTGGACTCAAAGTAGGGGCGCTCTTCTGTAATAAAGTTCGAAATATTGACAAGTGCCATCTTGGCCGCACTCATTCCTTCGATGTTCGGCTGTTGCATGGTTGCTTCGAATGAACCATAGAAGGCGCCTGCCTGAATAGATTCAGCCACGACGATCCCTCTCTTGCGTAAAAAAGTAAAGAGCCTGTTCTGGGCTCCATACACATAATCTGAGATGACCTCTTTGGGGAATGCAATAACTTTGTTCTGCTGAGCAGAAAGCACAATGTCAATATCACCATGATCAAAAATCATCAAGTCTCCGCTTAAGCTCTTGCGGATGTCCATCTCAAGGGTGACTAACTTTCTGTTAGCCTTGTCTCCAACTCTAATCGTTATTGCCATTGTAAATTTCCTCAACTAATGATTGGGTCTTAAGGACGGTCATAAGAACCTCCTCTGTAATCTCGCTCTTGGCATATGACGCAAGGCGCTCAACAACAGCTTCAGCCTTCTTAAGCATATCTTCATCATTTTTAATATCTTCAATGGCTTTTGCTTCAACCATCTTCTCTTTTAAGCGTGCAATCTCAGTGTTAAGATACATCTTAAGCTCCAAGGCGTTATCGCTGAATGACGAAATATAACGAGTCAGCAGTTCTTTCTGCTCTTGCAATAACTCGTCGCCATACTTGTTGTTAAACTTGCCGACAAATGTCTTATATGTGACATTATCGATGCCCGCAACATTAACCTTCGGAGGAGGGGGAGATGTCATAGCTTTGATAATCTGATTCTCCAAGATAACCCTGTCTCTTGGGGATGTCTTAGGGGAAAACATCTGAGAGATGGTCGCCAGTGTCTTGTAGTTCGGGACAAAGTTGTTGAAAACTTGCGGGTCCACTTCCTTATTGACGTCATCTATCAGGTCGCTTTGGCTGATAAAAAGGCCGTGTGCGTCAAGTAGCCGGCTGGCCATCTTAGCCTCGTTGAGGATTCTTTTGGCAGTATTCTCGGAAACGCCGCGCACTTCATACAAAGAACGATAGCACTCCAACTGCTGTCTAAGTGGCGAACCATCTGCAAAATGCTTTTTGATAATCGTAACAACCTTATCTCGACGGTCAGAGTTCTCTTTTAAGACGGCAACCGTAACTTCTCTGACAAGAGCCTCGTAAACAAACGCGGTGTTTCTCTTTTTATTATGCCTTGTTTTCATCTTTTTGCTCCATTAAAATGCTTTCTTTGGTTTCGAGGCCCTGAAGTAACGTTCTGATTGATTCGTTTACTTCAAATAGTTTATCTTCCTCTGAGCTTTCCCTCAACTTATAAGTAGGGTCTTCCTGTTCGTAAATACCCACATTGACGCCAATTGGCTTTGCTAGGTTGGTTATGTCACGGGCGCCGGGAAATACATTGCGAGTACCACCACTGGCTTTCTGGTTCCCGGCGGACGCATCGTTTGAGCGTTTGCGAGGACCTCGGCCTTGACGATAGTCGTTGGTGCCGTTCTTCGCCTTGTATTGTGACTTCTCATACTTGCGTACATCACGACTTCCGGGGGGAACTGCCAGAAGGGCCGAGTCATCACCACCACCGGCGTCACCAGCGGGTTCTGCTCCAGCATCACCGACGGGCTCAGGACCAGTGTCTCCAGCGGGCATCTCTGCGGGACCTCCAAGATCACCGCCCATGCCGCCTCCAAGATCGCCTCCTAAGTCTCCGCCCATGCCACCGCCGGCCATGCCAGCGCCTGCTGCGGCTGCAGCTTCGGCAACGGCCTGCAATGCTGCATCGTGCTTGCGATCATAATACATCTCACGCTGGTTGCGCTGGAAGTCTTCGTTCGACATTCCGAATACATGCTCCATAACCCAGCGGCGAGAGAAGTAGCCCTCGGTAGCAGAAGCGGCAATGTCAAACTTCTGCTTCCAGTGCTCAAGCTCTTGAAGCTCGGCAATCTTAGAAGGGTTATTAAGGGAAAGGTTAAAGCTTAACAAGTCATCACCACGGAATCCAAGCGTATAAAGGTGGATAATACCAATCTTTGTAAGTTCTGCGATGATAACTCTCTGAAGTCTTTGTACCGTTCTCGCGAAACGAATGTCTTTCTGTGCGAGGGTTGTCTTATCTTCTGCGGCTTCTTCACCCATCGAAAGATATGCGGCAGGAATTTTAAGAGCAGAGAACAGCTTATCGCGCAGATATTTAATGTCGTCAATCGCTGTAATGTTCTGTGCGCCGGCGAGAGATTGAATCTCTGTGGCAGAACCGGCGCGGACAGGGATGAAATAGTCTTCTTCGATGCTCATTGGATTATAGCGAAGGTCAATGCGGCCGGTAGTTGGATCAACAACAGAGTGTCGCTTAAGTTGTGTCACAATCTTTTGCATGTACTGTTCGACGTCTTGCGGTGGAATTGCACCAACATCAATCTTGAAGACGCGGCGTTCAGACGAACGAACAACACGATAAGCCATCATGGCATCTTCCATCAGTGTAAGCTGGCGCCAAATGCGTCGTGCAGGCTCAAGAATAGAAGAGCCGTAGGGAAGGTACTTGTCGTTTCCTAAAATACGGAAGTGGCAAACCTGCCAGTTCTCGAAGGTCATGCCAGCTGAGTTCCATTGGAACTGTACGTAATTGGGGTTGGTTGCATCCTTACCTTCCATTCTCTCAATCTCTTGTGGAGGAAGGGCAATAACAGACTTCACACCGTACTTGTCATCAATGTCCAGATACAAGAAGAAGTCGCCATACTTGCACATGGTTCGACTCCAGCCGAATAAGTTGTACTGAAGGTTTAAAACTTGGTCAAAGAGGATTGTGAGGACGGCCTTAATCTCTTCGTTTGTGCAGTCAATATTAAGCATTGGGCGCAACTGCGAGTACGTTGTCATCTCATCAGAATAGATATCCAATGTCGAGGCAATCTCAGGCATGTACTCCATCTGATCAAAATCCACGTAGCGCTCAGTTCTACGCTGGTTGGCAATGGCATCTGTAGCTACAACATCTAAAGGGTTGTACAGGGACTTCTTAAACTGTTGTCCCGAAGCTGACTTAAACCGCGAGCCAAACTTATCAAGGTGCTGGCGCCTAATACGGCGTCCAGACTGCGAACGATAATTAATAATCGGACCAGAGAACAACCTTGTTAGAGCCTTAAAAAGCTCTGATTGTGCGTTCGCTGGGTTTCTTCCATTTCTATTGGGTGGTGCCATCTATTTCCTCACTTTATAATCCATTTAAATTCGTCGTATGTTTGACGAGCCTCGTTTATCTGATCTAAGATGTTATCTTTCTTGTAGCCGTGTTGTCCTTTAATTTGTGTGTTCATGCTTGTTCTAGAAGTTATGATGGCATCTGAAAATGCTTTTTGATAATTAAGGTCTCGGGCATTTGCCTGCAGGGCCGTGTCTCTAACCCAGCACGCAATGGCCAAGGCCATAATAAGATCGTCGTGATACCCCTTCATAGCTTGAGGCTTGCCGTTCCTCCATATAAAAGTCTTCATTTCGTTGATAGTACGAGCAGAATATAGTTTAATTAGTTTGTTTCTTATAAACTCTTCTAATTTCGCAATGATGAGCGGACGGGTCTTCACGCTTGTCGAAAACCCCGGCACCGCCGACGTGCGATGCTCCGCTTGATATTGTTCAATATATTCATGAGTTGACTTTATGGAAAAATATATGTTGGGATACTCATATTCTATCAGCTTATCCAAAACTGTGTAGCCAATATTATTATTTTCTACCACCAGCATGCAGTTGCCAAACTCTCGTGCTGTTTGGTTTAACATAGCAGCAAACATATCTGGTGTTAGCTTCCCTTGGTATTCTCCGACAACCTCCAAGGTCTCTAATTTGATAATATGGAAGGTTGAAAAATCCTCACCATCGCCCCGGGCGACATCGGCAACCATTAAATAATTGCATGAAGGATCGAACTCCTCCCAAATCCAAAAGTTTCTATCAAACCCCGTTCTGTACTTTGGCTCTTTTACGTTGGCTAGCAGCCACTGCATATCTTCTGGATCTATAACTGTGTCGCCGGATGTGTTGAAGTTGCATTCTAGCTCCTGCGCAATCTGGCGCTTAGACATGTTCTTGGTTTCTTTCTTAAACCACTCTTCATCCCGTTCTGGGTGTACATCCCACATCAATGTTGTCAAATTGAAATTGTTGGCACCTGCGTCTGCATCCATGCACGTCTTGTGGAACCAGTTACCAACGCCGTTTGGGGTCGAAAGCGCAATGCAGCGACCACCTGTCGAAAGTGTTGGATACAAACCTGTCCACAACTCTTCCAAACCTTCAATGTGGGCTGCCTCATCAAGAACCAAAAGCGACAAAGCTTCCGAACGACCGGCATCACCAGAAGTGGAGGCGGCCTTAATCGAAGAACCATTAGACAAGATAAACGACGTTCTATTATCAATATCAATATCGGCAATACGAATCCAATCAGGGAGATTCTTCATAATCTTCTTGACCTTGTTAACTAAGTTTCCTGCTGTGGCAAACTTGGTGGCCATAACAAGTACAGCTTTATCGCGATGGAAGAGCATCATCCATACGATGTAGCCAGCGGTAATTGTAGAGATACCAAGCTGGCGCGCTTTGAGGATTACATTAAAGCGATAGTCATTAAAGTCTGTGAGGAGATCATCTTGAAAGTCATAAGTATTAAAAAGAATAAGCCCGTGCATCGGGTGTGATATACGGGCATACGTCTTCAAGAAGTAAGCAGGATCCTTACCGCACTTTAATATTTCCTTTACTCTTTGTTTCTTGTCTAATTGAAAAGTCATTCATTTTTGTTAGTTATTTGGGCGAGCGGCTGCGCAGTTCGAGTTCGTTGTTGAGGGCTTCAAGTGCCTCTTCGACATTCGGCGGTTCCTCTGATAATGCGTTTGCTGCTTCTTGAACCCAATCGTGTTTATCAGTTGATCGGGCTATATACGTGGGTGTAACACGCTTAGCTTTGCCGCTACTGAAGTCGTACATTCCGACGTCACCAAGACCCTCTGCCATGGATAGCAGGGCTTCTTCCATGCACGCATTGAATGCTGTAACAAACTCACCCTTCTTCAGATGCTTAGTTTTGTGCCAGCATTTCTGCACAATCTCTTGTTTATCTGGGTGGGAGGATGGGTCGTCGCCGAGTCCTGTCACTCTAGTCCAGTCAGTCTCTTCTGCTGCTTCTTTGATTACTTTTGGCTTCTCGGTCTTCTCGTCCATAAAGTAACGAGGATCAAAGCGTCTTGTATTTTTGCGTTTCATGATTGTGGTCCCTTGTCTTTCTTGCGGGAATCGTTGTCGGGGCGCTTGCCACCTTCACCATTCCAGCCGCCCTGATCAAGGAAACTTTTCCAATTCTTGTCGAGGCGATCCTTCGAAGGCTTTTCAATTGCCAAATCCTCATCAAGCCCACCAACGGTATAATTCATCTTGGCTGTGACCCAAGTTCTAACGCGAGAAGAGTTCTCAACGCGAACGTCGATTTCGCCCAATTCCGTAAGGCTAACCGAGTTGCCTGTAATCTTTTTGTATTCTTTCTTGAGCCAGCCTGCGATGTCAGCGATTCGCTGCTCCATCTCGGTCTCAAAGCCGGAGGCATAAACTTCCTTCAACTTAATCTCCGAGTGATAGGACAAGCACATCTTGTTGCCATAAAACCGGACGTTAAAGCCGTCCATCACACGCTGATCGATGAGGGCGTTACCCTCTTCTCTGCGTAGAATGCCGGGCTTGTCGGGCTCATAATCTTCGCCAAGCGCGCCATCATATGCGTTAGCGGCTGCTTGCGCCAAACCTTGTACTATTTCATAAACTGTTGCCATTATTCAGGTCTCCATCCTTTTAGCCATCTTTCTTCTCTGCCTTCCACATATTGAATGTAGCATTTATTGCAACAATCAAACTTGGCAAGACATACATCATCCATTGATTTCCTTGGAAAAGATCCGCAGACAGGACAACATTTTAAAGATTCTCTATTAAGTAGTTTTTTTGAAACCTTTATACCATTAATGTCAACTTTTTCCTGCGCCTCTTCATTGCGTTTAACCTTTGCGTAGAACTCTTTCATTTGCTCAAGGTACTCTTTTTCTTTTTCTTCCCCCCATTCAGCACGAGGGTTTTTAATTGCATCGTCACCATATTTCTTAGATATGGCTTTTTCTATTGCAGCGATGCGGTCTGGATTTTTAGTTGTCATTAAACACCTTATAAGCGCCGTATGTGGCGGCCATGCCGACAACCACTCCGCCGGCAGCCCACAGCCAATTGTTTCGTGGTGACTGCTTCAAGAGCGATTCTCGAAGTTTTGTGATTTCTATATCTTTTTGTTCAACCAGAAGTTTGTGTTCTTCTACAAGTGCATCATATCGAATATTGTATTTGTCTCTTTCTAATTGGAATTCTATTTCTTTCTTTTCTAATTCATGCGCCAATGTCATTTCACACTCGCGCTTAGCATAAACTTTTACATTGAGAACCTCTGCTGTGGCTACGGGATCGAACAATACGCCTTCGAAAGGCGCGCACTCATTCTGACGAAGTATTACAAACTTCCCCGGCTCCTCGGCATGCGCGGTCATTGTGAACAGCAATAGTAAACTAGCGAGCATTTATAAAGCCGAATGCCTCCTCAATATCTTTACTCAGTGCGTCTGGGTCGGTTTTGAAATCTTTGACACGATCTTTCTTGTACTTGTTACGCTCTCGCTCAAGTTCCACTTGGGAGTCTAAGTAGCTCTCTTCCAGTTGTTCTAAGGCATCTCGATATTTCTCAATGGCCTCATCGCGTCGCTCTAGTTCGCGCTTATGAATATCCTTCAGTCCTGCAATCTGCTCTTCTAAGGATTGCTGGCTTGTTTCGTATGCCTTCTCTAGTTGGTGGTAATCGTAGCGAAACTTCGCCATCAGCGCCAGCAGAAGTACTCCGAAAAGAATCTGCTTCCAATTGTTTAAAACAAACTTGACAATGACCTCATTAGTCATTATGCCCCCGCAGCCTTGCAATACCATCGATCACAGTTTGACCTCCGATATAGATTGCGGAAATGATTACCCAATCTTCGCTGGTAACGTGTCCTGCAAACGTAAGTGCGGTTGCTGTACCCCACACTAATAGCTTGCGCGATGTCAGTTTTGATAACCATGTATCAACAAATGCTTTTGATTTTTCCATCATTTTTTACCTCTTTTTTCTTTGGCTGCTGCGTGGGCCGCGTAGGCCATTTGGGCTTTTTTCTTCTTGCTCTTTCCCTTAAACTGGGGAGCATCGGAATCTTGAAAATCTTCAATATATTCGCCAACTTCCGCATCTGGTCCTAAAACTTCTCCAAGCTCACCTGAGCCCTCTTTGTCTGGTCAGCTGTTTTCCTCTTCAAGTCCACCATAGCCGCCGGACCGGTTAGGGTTTTCAATGTCGTTAATTGCGTTCTCGATGTCCTTCGGGCGGGCGCCGATTTTCTCACAATAATCCGTAAGCCCTAACTTGTAGCCGGCCGGACATTTCTCTCCGTATTTTAATTTTCGCTTGGGGTTGACCGGTCCCGCGACATTAGATCGCGCTGAGTGTCCGCGTCTGCGCGGGTACATTTCGTTAAGTCTTTTTTGAGCCGCCTCGTAAAGCGCATTGTTAATCGTAACCTCCACACACTCTTCGTGGCTTTGGTTTGGATGAACGTCCTCGCACTTCTGCCCAACATGGGCGCAAGGATCGTACTGCTCAAGCAGCCCTTGAAGATCTTCAAAATAGCTCATGTATCGGGCCTCGTCAGAGGGATACTTCTTCTTCTCCCATGCATCGAGCATGTGACCAATTTCATTTAAGATGCCAACAAAATTGTCTTCGGCTGTCTGCTGTGGGCCGTAGAGGTCGTGGTCTGGCAAATCGTTGCCGTCGGCGCGCTGGGCGCCCAACTCTGTAGCAACACCGCCAAAGTTGCCGGCGACTCCGCCTGCCTCTTTAATCACCTCTTCTTTGATGATTTCAATTAATCTAGCTTTAGTAATATTCATTTTAAATCTTCCCTGATAGTTTTGCGCTGATGCCGGGGTGTTCGTTCTTGAATGTCGAAATTGCCTCTAAGATAGCTGCATCCGACACCGGTCCAACATACCACGCCTCAAAAACTTCGGCGGCGCTTACCTTGATTAGCTCTCTGTTCTTAACGCCGGCGGTGCGGCAAAGTCTAGTGAAGATTTCACCAGCGGACTCGCCAGCTTCATCAGCTACAACAACCTCTTCCGCTTCTTCAACAACTGTGACGGGAGTAGGTTTAGAGAACCACCCTGTAATTCTGCTCAATAAATTCATTTCTTTTGTTTTCCTTCTGCAACCGCAGCTTGTGGTCGGGCAAACGCCTTACCCATCGCTTGTATAATCGTGTTGTACAATTCACTCTTGTCGTTGTTTGGCTCAGGGGTGGTTGAGCCTTGTGCTTGGCCGCTGGAGTCGGACGCCTTCGCGGGGGCCGGGGTGATATCATCGTCCGTAAGAACGGCGTATGCTTCGGACACCTCTTTAAACTTGGCTTCCGCTTCGGGATTGTCCGGGTTCCGATCCGGATGATACTTCAAGGCCAACTGCCGATATTTCTCTTTAGCTTTGATGGCCATGACTTTATTGAGCGGCTTCTTTTTGGCTTGTTTGGGGTGGAGACCAAGAATGGTGGCCGCCTGTGCCAATGTAAACCTAGACTGCCCCTCATTGAGCGACCTATTCTTTAGCCACTCTTCATATAGAAGGTCAATTCTCCAATTTTCAAATATTGTGTTCATTGTTTAGTTCCTTATGCGTGATATGCATCCAAGGCTGCCTCGGCATCCTTACGAGAATCATACTGAGTGCATTTGCCGCCTTCTTTCTTACTTCTTCCCCAACACTCTCCAGTCTTATTTGAGATTACAACCCAGTGACCTTCGCGAGCTTGAACACAGCCGTCAGAAGGACACTTGCCTTTGCCCTCCTTGTCCTCCTGCAATGTGCCTTTGGGGGCCGATAGCGCAGTTTCAAGGGCACCAGCATCAATAAGCTGTTGAGCAAAATTCAGCAACTCTTCGTCGGGAAGGTGCGGCGCAAATTCTTTAATGACTCGCATTAACCTCTGCATGGCGGCGGGGGGCATCGCGTATGCTCCTGCCTGAGACATGAGGCCGGCGACTTCTGGCATACCTTCCTTGAAGTCAGCATACGGGCCGGCTTCTCCTTGAGGTTTGTGATAGTCCGGATCAGAAACATCGCGCCAGTCTGTTTCGTTAATGACTGCTGCGACCTGTTCGCGAATTAAAGCTTTAAGTTGTGTTCTGGTGATCTTCATTGTGCTGTTCCTTAATGTTGGTTCATGGCCACAAGTTTCTTCGCCATGGCTTGCAAGTTCTTGGGGAAGAGCGCTGCAAATGCGTTTAAATCCGTGTTGTATTCTTCTTCGGAGCCATACGTGTGGTCTCGAAGCTTATCCCAAAGCGCGCCGGCTTCTTCGTTGTTATTAAGCTCCTCCACTGCGGCTTGACGAAGCGCGCCCTGTTTGTCGCGCTCTTTTTGCTCCGCGTCACTGTATGGCCTGTGCAGAGGTCGCCCGATGTACTCTTTTAAAGTGCTCTCTATTTCTTCCTTAATGATCTGTTTAAGCTGTTTCTTTGTAATTTTCATTGTTCAGTACCTTTTGGGGAGCGGCCCTCAATGTCTCTTTCTTCTTCTTGCCAGCTTTCGTCATCTTCCCAAGAAGCTCCACGCTCCCAAGGATCTTCTTCATCGGTGAGATAAGGTTCAATAAGGCTCACAATCTGTTTCATGGCTTCTGTGTGGGGGTCGGAATCAACAGGCTCTCCGGTGTCTGCGTCGATTTGATCGGGACGATGAGAATTGATTAAGTCTTGATATGCCAAGCGAAAGATTTCCTGATTGCTTTCCAGCACGGATCGAAGATTATCCCACGCTTCCACAGAAATGCTCTCTTTGAGCTTGAGAGTGTTTGATAGCTCTTCTTTAATAATCTGTTTAAGTTGTGATTTTGTGATTTTCATTTTATACCCTCGCAGCGGCTTCTTTGTTTCTATAAGTCATGCCGTCTGTGGTTTGTGTAATCTCTGATCCTAGATCCACCTTTTCAATTCCAAGGCGTTCTAGTACAGATTGATCCGTCAATATTTGTCTTAAGAATATTGATACCTGATTTTCATCGGGAACCCATCCAAGTGTTTCAGCCAGCTTTTTGTTTACCACTTCGATTGTGACCGCAACTGGTAATCCCAGTTTAGGAGGTCTTTCAACAACCGCCATCGTGAATGCATCTTCGACCGCTTGCATGTTTAGCCTATTCTCGCTTAACACAATTTCAAGCTCTTCCTTGATGATCTGTTTAAGTTGTGATTTTGTTATTTTCATTATGTTTCTTCCTTGTACTCGGAACGCAAGGCCATAATCTCGGCTTCCCTCAAAAGTGCATTCAAATCATTGAAGGCTTGATAAAGATTAGAAGATGCGTCCCAAAGTTTCTTTCCAATAGAATCGTCTTCGCCAACTTCATCCTTGAGTTCGAGAGCGTCCAAGGCTTCCATCGCATTATTGAGTTTATCGTTCTCGTCGAGATCATCGCCAACGTCAAGAAACATTCTACGAACAGCAGCAATCTTATCGCTCATAGGAAGTTCTTCTTTCTTGGAACCTAGCATACCAGTTACTTTATCCATAAAGCCTTCTTCAAGTTCTTCCTTGATTATTTGTTTAAGTTGTGATTTTGTGATTTTCATTGCTTAGATTCCTTTTAAGTTGCTAATCCATTCATACTTAGTTATCTTTTCAGTCTCATTCTACCGGGGGATTCCGATGACGGGCCGAAGGGGTCATTCGTGAGTGGGTTATGTTTAATATCTCCATATGCTTCAGCGCGCTCTAAAGTATCCATGCATCGGGCATCGTCGAATTGTTTTTGAATTTCATCGTATGCAGCTTGCGCTTGTTTTTTCTGTTCTGGAGTTTGGGGCAGAAATTCTGGGTAGTCGCCTGCGCCACCACCAGATATTTGTGTACCTGTTGTATCTGGGCCTCTTTCCAGTTTGTCTGCTAGTGCCAAACATTTTTTAATTACCGGTGTTGGTATCTGCATTTTCTCGTCAATAAAATAACGAGGATCAATTCTTCTTGTGTTTTTACGTCTAGCCATTATAATCTCCTATGTCGCTAATCCATTCATACTTAGTATCGCAATCAGACCGGGTACATTCTTTCTGACATAAACGCCAGAGAAAAGTGTCTCGCATCGACCGCCGACATAAGCGATTGCCGACTCAATGTTCTTGCTGACTTTTGGATCAGAAGCCATCTCCTCAGAGACAACCAAAATTAGAGAGCCGGCTGCGGCCTTGCCCTTGGGGGGCGGGCATGCAGAACGATTCATGCAGTTGTGGAGAATCACCGATCCAAGCTTTCCAGTATTTGGATCCTTTATCATGGTTGAGCCCATAAAGGCGCGACCGTCATTACCCAAGCATGTTTCCAAATCCTTCGAATCAAAAGATTGAATCGGTGAGTCCTCTGTGGAGAGTTTAAGCACTTGGGCTAACGACTTAGCAAATTGTGTGTTGGCGACCGGATACATGCCAAGCATGCCGATTCTACCACGAAGTAAACGTGTGGCTCGTTCATTATCTAAGATGATATGCGGGTGCTTGGCAACATCATTTGCCAGCGTCAACGCATTACGAGCGATTGTGGGGTTAAGGTTTTCTTGAGCCGTTGGCCATGAAACTATATAAACGACCTTACCACTTGACTGCACAGAGCGCATGTAACGCTCAAAGACAGGGTGAAGAGCGGTAACAGAACTACCGGTGCCACCACCACCGCCAGCAAGGACGAATAACCAATCAACTTTACCGAGTTTGATGCGGAGAGCATCTTCAACAATTGCGCCATTTTGACTTAATACCTCTTTTCCATATTCTGTGTTTTTGCCGATTCCGTCAGAATCGGGAATGAGGACAACGTGTTCCTCTTCGACATTCTTTGGAATGTCTTTGCCTGTGGTGTTAACCAACAGGGTCTTGTTGAAACCAAGCTCAATAAAAGCATTGGCCATTTTGTTGCCTCCACCGCCGACGCCTACAAAGCCCACATTCAATGAAGATGGAGCGGTATTTTCAGGGAGGAGGTCTTCATCGGAATATTCCATTTGAAGCCCAAAATCCTCGACCATACCGAAATCCTCTGCTGCAACTTCTTCGTGATAGTGGTCTTTCTCCTGATTGAAGGAGGGTGGTGGCTCTGCGGGAGGCAGAAAGTCAAATTCGTTTTTGTTATCTTTGTTTTCGTTATCGTTGTCACTCATTGGTTTACCCTTGCGAATCCTTTGTTTTTCTCAATAACAATCTGCATATCTACACAGTCTTTGAGCGAGTCAAGGTGGGAGATCAGCAAAACGTTCTTAAAATACACTTTAATTAGTTCCAATATCCTAATAAACCCCTCCATATTTTCTTCGTCTAATGCAGTTCCGGGTTCGTCAAGAATAAACAAGTCTGCCTTTGGCAACGACGAAACGCTAAGAAGCGCCAATCGAATAGCCATCGCAGCCATTGTCTTTTCCGCACCAGAAGCCATTTCAATTGGTCTTTCATCATGCAGCGGATGCTTGATAAAAATATCAAACTTATTTCCATTGCTCTCAAAGAAGATCTCAAAGTCAACAATGTTCGCAAGAATCTTTGCAATCTCCTGATTGATAACTGGAATCTTCTTTTTGATTACGTCGTAGGCAATTCCGTTTGCGTGCATACATCGCATGAAGAGATCGTAGGCTGCAAACTCTCGTCGCAATCTAAGGTGGGAGGCTCGCTCATCCCGAAGGGATTGTAGTTTTTGCTCCTCAGAGCCAATTTGTTTGTATAAGTCAAGCGTCTTCTTCTCGCAGCGTTTGATCTTAGCTTGCGAAAGTTCGATTTCCTTTTCATGTTCTTCCTTTTCGTTTAATAGTTTTTCTAGGTTCTCGATAACATCCCTGTTATCGTTGTACTCTTCGATTTTTGATTCAACTTCTCTTAGCTGAAACTCTATGTTTGTCTTGGCATTCTTGTTTCTCTCTCGCTTAAGTTGCAGAGTAGAGATTTGCCTTTCTAACGACTCAGCTAAAGCCTCAATCGTTTCGAACTGGGAGATTTTTCTCTTGACATCATCAGCACCCATTTCCGAAAGCGCGGCGACTGCAGAGGACAATTCATGCTCTGTGACCTCTTGCGTGGCTACGGCAATGTGTGCGTCTTTTATAAAGCGACAGGTGGGGAACGAGTCGCCACAAGGAATGCTGTTCAAAAGCTCCTGCTTCTTGTCAATCTCGGCCATCTCTTTTTGCAGCTTGTCAATCTTGGCCTGCACACTTTCTGCAACAACCTGCTTCTCTCTCAGTTCATCGATATTAATAGAGGCAACAAACTCATACG